AGAAATATCTACTGCTGATGACAGTGGAAAGACCCACACTACTAATGTAGATGTATATTCTACATATCAGTTGAATTATCATAGTCGTAAGATTGGAACTGAAGGTAATAGTCCTACGGGGCGTTACACAGTACAATGCTCCTATGTTAGAACACAAAAAGGAGAGCCTTTGATTAAAGGTATTAAAATTGCTTTACAGAATTTTCTAGGATGGGGTAGAAGAAATAGACGATGGGGCGCACCTAATGATTTCAAGGTAGCCTTCGTATTACCTAACAATAACAATGCTACTTTCATGGTTGAGAAGAAAGAGCCATACTACAAATTGATGAGTCAAAGAGTAACCAAGAAGAATCTAATGACTGCATTAAGTCGTGCATTGTATAGGTCATGTTTTGAAGAAGATGCTCAGACGCTAACAATCTATCTATTCAGAATGATAATGCTACCTGAGAATGTATCTTATGTACTTGAGAACAGAACACCGTTTTGGTTCTTTGATGTAGAAACTAGAGAAAAGGTTGAGGTTAGACTCAACACTCAAATGATTGATAATGATAAGGCTGCACTTGAAATATCAGATGGTGTATGGGGGCCAATAAGTGTGAAAGACCTAGATATATTTGTCAATTACTTCTATCATGGACATACTAGAGCAAAGAAATGGGCATATATGTCACCGAAGAAACTATGGAAAGAATTGATGGGAGAAGAACCATCATCATCACAAGAGAAACTTATGGTTGAGTTCCTATGTCAAAACAGGACACAAGACATAGTGGAAAATAGAGCAAAGGAGTTAATGAATTCCCTAACTGTAAGATACCCAGAAAGGATTCGTATAGTTGATGTGGGTAAATATACTGCTATGCTAATTAGAGGCAAGAAGGCTGATTGGATTATTGTAGATTCTACTTACAAGACTCAGATTCAGAAGGTTAAGACTTATGTGTTTATTCACGATGATTTCCTTCAACGTGGCTATGATGCTGATAGAAGGTCGTCTTATTCAAGGGCTAACAGTGGCTTGTCTTTCATGGGTGGTCAATTAAGAGGGCCAATATGCATAGACAACGTTCACAGTAATTCAAGCCTTGGCGACCAATATGCTGCTAGAGGACTAGCATTGCTCAATGATAATATAACAATGAAACTGGTCAACACTATTGGTAGATATGTCCCAAAGGAATTGAAAGAGGATATAGACAAGGTTTCCAGATTCGATATACCCTTTGTTGATATAACAGGTAAAGAAAAAGATTGGAAGGTGATTGTAAATTGAAATGTATGAATTGTGAATCAACGTCTAATTTTGTAGATGAGTCATTAGGTGAAACTGTATGCTCAGATTGCGGGCTAGTATTAGTTACCAATATATTTGAGGATAGAGTTTCCCAAGTACCCATCTTGAATGAAGACGGTAGTTCATCTATGAGAGTAGGTGATAGAGGAGCGTTAGGTTCTGTATTCAATAGTAGTGGTTTCTCTGGAAGTTACATAAAGAGATTAGGAAGAACACAATTGAAGTTTAAGGGTAGGCAACAACAGTCATTGAATAGGGGGTTCATTGAATTAAATATGGCGTTGTCCCCTTATCTTCCTAACCACTCACTAAAGGAGAGGGCGCATCATTATTACAAGAAACTGTTTTTCAGCAGGGTGATGCAGGGATATAACATAGACGTAAGAGCATCAGCGATATGTTTGATAGTGCTTCGTGAAAACGGAATACCGTTGACTATTTCTGAAATAGCACAGACGAATGGTTTGTCCCCTTCAAAGGTTTCAAAGTGTGCTAGAAAGTTAGCAAGGACACTAAATAAACCATACATTCTACATTCAATGCCGATTAAACCTTGGGTTGATAGAGTGACACATGATATGATTGTCACTAAGTATGGTAATGAAAATCTAAAAAGAAACTTCAAGAAAGATGCAATGGAAGTTGTGGAATATGTTCACAATTATGTGACTGCTAGAGATATAGCATTCACTAAAAGTTACATGGCTTCTGCATTGTGGATTACTGTATGTTTGAGAGTGTTTGGTTCTCAGCCAGAATTCACTCAACATGACATAGGTAATGCTACTAATTGTACTCCTGTTTCTCTAAGGAATAGGAACAAAGAAACATTCAATATGTTTAATGTGAACAAGAAAGACTTGGCTCAAATGACTGTCAAGCAATTTATTTCAGGTGTAAGATATGAATAAGAAAAGAAAGGTATTGATAATAGGTGTAGGTGGAATAGGAAGTTATTTGACTCCATTGTTACATAAGACAGGGTTGTATGATATACATATATCTGACCCTGATACTGTTGAAGTAAAGAATCTGTCTTATCAGAACTTCAACACTTCGCATATAGGTGCGAAGAAAGTAAGAGCGTTATTGGACTATGATGCCATAGGTAGCAGAAAAGAGTTTCCAATACTGACTCAAAACCAATTGAAGGGTTTTGATTTGATTGTTTGTTGTGCAGATAATTTAGATGTAAGACGATTGGTTTATAGGCAGGGCTTTCAAGATGATTGCACAAACAAGTGGTTAGATTTGAGAGCGCAAGGTAGGAATGGAGCATTAATCAGTTATTTGACTGACCCTAAACATTGCGATACATTTCTAGCAGGGCCAGACGGTTCATTCAGTTGTCAAGGTGAATCATTTGGTAAGACGTTAGACACGAAGGACATACACTTTACCCATGTAGCAGTAGCAGGTATGGCAGCACAATGGATGCAAAGATGGTTTAACGATGAGAATATTTTTGACAAAAGGATAGTGAATATATGAGAAATAAATCATGGACTAAAAAAGAAGAAGAGTTCCTTCTTGCACTAAGCAAAGAGGAAACAGATAGTGGCGAGAAGTTTCCCGCCTCAATTATTACCGTTCTGTTTAATGACCACTTCAACAGAATAGTAAAAGGTTGGAATGCTCGTTCACATGGAGCAATCCAAACAAAACTAAGAGAATTGATTAAGTTGGAAAAGACAAACCCTTCCAACATAACTGTCAAATTCAAAGAAAAGAAAGAAGAGGTCAAGAAGACACCAAGAGGTAAAAACGCTCATGGTGACGAACCTAATTCTGGTAGGTCATGGACACCTGCTGATGATGCGTATCTAGTACAGAATTATACTGCACATGATGATGCACAGAATAAGGTAGCAAAGCATCTAGGTCGCTCTAGGAAGGCTTGTTACAATAGAATAAGGAGATTGAAGAATATGAACAAGATAGGTATGATAACTATGGGTTCAACCTTAGAATCATCAGATGATGAAACTGAAATTGAACACATGGTAGTACCAGAACAAAGACTACCTGTAACCCTGCTAGGATATTTGGTTCTGTGGTGGAGAAACAGGAGAAAGAATAAGATGATAATTAAAAGAAGAAAGTTAGAAGAACAACTAAGGAGATTGAGTTAAATGGCAAAAAAGTGGACTGAAGAAGAAGAGAATTTCTTGTTGGAAAACATGAATGAGAAAGTAGAAGTATTGGCAGAACAATTGAGTAGGTCTGTTGGTGCAGTAAAATCGAGGATTCGCAGATTTAGAACCATCATTGTTGAGATTGATGAACCTGAAATGGATGATGAAAAAGAAGTGCGTGAGTCAGTAATTGAATATGCAAACGAGTTGAAAGAGCAAGTTGAGGAGGATGTTATGGAGGAATCAAATGCTATTATACTCGATGATATAGGAGTAGATATTCCTGTTAAAGAACCAGAAAGGTCTGTAACTAGATTTACATGGGTTTTACTGTTGGCCGCAGGATTAGGTCTTGTATTGTATGGGGCGTATTATTGATGTATGAAGACTTAGAGGTTATGAAAGATAATTGGAGAGAACAGATTGAATCTGGCTTTAAGTGGAATAGAGAGATGTTATACTATGCTATATGGCAAATGTCTTTAACTGCCTTTGATAAGCCTAGAGAAGTTCAAGTCTTAATTGACGCAAACGATAACACTTATATCTCCGTTGGTTCTCCGGGTTTTGTATCTTTTGATGGTCAAGATGAACAGTTATATGGGAAAGATAAACCTAAAATGAAGTTTCCCTTGAAAGAATGGATTCATACGCATCCATTTGGTAAAGCGTACTTTAGTGGTACTGATTTGAGAACTATTGCTATATATCGTAATCATATGAAGGAAGCAACTGTTCTAGGAGAAAATGAAAGAATGGCTCTTAAGTTTGGTGTTGGACTTAACGGTGAAGACTATCAAGAATATGTTCAACACACTTTTATTGGAGATGAAGAAGAATGAAGAAATGGATGAGTTTAATGATTGTATGTACTTTGTTGGCAGGTTGTGCTGATGCTATACCAGACCCAACAGATGTATATGATGAAGAAGAAGCGATTCAAAAGGAATGGCAAACAATGACTGGTGAATTTACACTTGTGTTAGAGAATAATAGCACTTTGGTTCATGCACCTGAGATGTGGTTAGATACCAATAAAACATATGGATTGATTGAGTTAGCCAGTTTCAATTACACGGCAGAACATCTAAGTTTTGTAGTTGATAACAACTCAGTTATATTCCACAACTATACCTTCAATATGAAGGGACACTTAGTTCAAGACAGTTACATTTGGTCTGAGGGATTAGCACCTGAATTTGGTAATGCAACATTACATTTTGCAGCATTCCCATTTGATGTGACTGTTGAATATGAAATAACATACAGGATTTGGGATGGCCGAGAATGAGTGCTATAACCGTTAAATTCCCTGCTCCGTTACCTGCGGAGATACCATGCCCTATTTGTAGATACGAAGAGGGTAAGAGAGGAAAAGGTTGTATTGCTTGTGAGTTTGAAGGTAAAATCAATCTAACTGTTGATGCTAAGATACCAATACAAAGGGCGCATATTATACAGTATGTGGCTAATAACATGAGTGCGGTATCTCAAGAATTGACACGACTATACGGATTAGTACCAAAGGTAGAAACTACTGAGGTAATAGAAACTGAGATGGGTCATTTTGAGATTGTTCAAGTAAGTAGTTTGGGTGGAGCAGTTTGGATAGCAAATAGGCTTGATGAACTTGCTGCCCCAAAATACTTGTTCAGTCATCAAGATTTAGAAATATTCAAGGGAGGATTTGAAGTTGAATAATGAAAAGATAATAGCAAGAATCCCTAGAAATGCTAATGATGAATTAGTTATTAGGACTGCTAATACATGGAACATTGATATCGTAGATATGAGATGGTACAATAATGGCAATCCTACTCGAAAGGGATTAAGAGTAAATATAGAAGAGTGCAAGACATTAGTTAAAGCACTAAGAAAAGCAATAGGTGATAAAAATGGAAACAATAAATTCGATGAAGAAGAGAGTAAAGAGGATGTTGAGTGAGGGAACTCATGTATCTCCTGAAGTCTACACTAAACTAGTACAGGTTAGTGAAGGCTATGTTAACCAACTAGTAACAACAACAGTAATCTGTTTTAAGAAAGATGAGAAGGCTAGTAGGTTGAATGAGAATCATGTCTTTGAGGCATATTTTATTCTGTCTGGTCTTCTGAAATCAGAAGAAGAGGCATAGCCAATGGAAGGAGTATTAGTCGTACTTTTCTTCTATTGGATTTGGAAGACTATTAGGAGGCCATATTAATGACATTAGAAAAATTAGCAAGAATGTGTGAAGTATTAGAAAACCAGACTCCAACGATGAAAGTAAATACAATTGTTGGAGCCATGCCTTCATTTGATGATAAGGCTAGACTCATGTATATTCTATCTATGGAATATAACATAAACAACATAGGTAACAAAAGAGCGATAACTTGGATTGCAGAATCACTAGGTCTGTTTGAAGACGAAGTAGAATCAGCAGTCCATACATGGGGAGATATCGGAGAAGCAGTCTATGAAATAGACGAGGGAAATGAGAAGGATTCAGATATATCTTTGAATACACTAATACAGTTATTGGAGAACGATTGTTCTTCGATGAGTAGTAATTCGTTTACTATATTCAAAGAGCATCTGAACAAGATGAGTGCTAGAGAAAAGAAATGGTTTCTTAGGTACTGGTTGAGGACTCCTAGAAATGGAGTTAATAATAAAATACCTTTGAAAGCGATGGCTAAATACTATGGCAAAGGCATCAAAGAAGTAGAGAAGTATGCTAGGTTCAACAAAGCACATGAGATATGTGTAGCATTAGATAATGATGAAGAACCAGATTGTAAGTTAGTACACGGACAGTTTGTTAAGCCAATGTTAGCAAAGGCCAAGAAAGAAACTGATGTTGTATCTGACCCAATCATTGATATCAAGTATGATGGAAATAGGTATCAGATTCACCACTCATACATATCAGAGATGAATGCTCACTCTACTATAATATTCAACAGAAAGGGTAATGTTGTAACTAATCAATTCCCCGATGTTGTAGATATAGTGCGAAGTATGAACCTACCTAATATCATATTGGATTGTGAAATATATCCAGTTGATATGCAAGGTAATCCTGCTGAACATAAATTACTAGCAAAGCGTGTTCATAAGAAGAATAAAGATGAGGCAATGCAAGAGTGTCCTGTTAAGTTAGCAGTATTCGATTTGTTGTCTTACAATGCTAATGTTATGTTAGACGAACCGCAAAGAAACAGGATGGCTGCACTAAAGGAAATCATAGAACCTGAATATCAGACTTATGTATTCTCTTCTGATACAACAATAGAGAGTGCATATAGAACTGCCATTGATTTAGGATTTGAGGGAATTATGATAAAAGACCCTACATTACCATATCAATCAGGGAAGAGAAGTAAAGGATGGTTGAAACACAAGCCACCACGATTCAATTATGATGTGGTGATAACATCTGCATCATATGGTGATGGTAAAAGAAGTCATGTGTATGGTACTTATGGTATATCTGTAAAAGATGGTTCTGATTATGTATCTGTTGGTAAAGTCGGTACTGGTTTCAGCGATTATGATTTAGAGTGGCTAACCACAGAATTGAGAAAGAATGTAGAATCCTTTTCGGATGACGTTATGCATTTCTTACCACGCATTGTGCTTGAGGTAACGTGTGACTTAGTTACCACAGACTCGAATAATAACATTGGTCTGCGTTTTCCACGATGTATCAGAATTAGAAAAGATAAGTACGCTTCTGAAGTTGATACGCTAGATACCTTGAAGGAGGCAATGTAATTGATTAAAGCCGGGTCAATGACCCTTATAGACGCTATACCTTATAATTGTGTAAAAATAGAGGGTAAAGTGGCCTATTTGAAGAGGGTCGGTGATGAAACTAGGGGTCGCTTCAAAAAAATGGATGCTAAATTGGTTCCCTATGTAAACGAAAAAGATGTATTAATCGTTCCAAAGCCTCCACCAGTCAATAGAAAGCGTATGTCTAGGTTTCACTTTATGAAAGTAATCAAAGAAGCAACTGAATTACCGCTTTCACATGATTTGGCTTATTATGTGGCTGAACATCTTGAATCGTTAGTTTATTCATTAGCAGCCAAAGCAGAAGAGAATGCTCTTATTCATGGAGATGATAGAATAACGGCGGCTCATTGGTATCACCTTGAATTATCCCCTCAACAGGGTAATGGTAAATGGGATGAAAACCGTGAGTACGCAAAGGACTATAAGGAACATCTGATTACTGAGCAAATGAAACCGGAGGAAATAGAAGATGTATGATATTGATATTAGAGAAATAGTTTCTAAATATGGTGGGTGTGATTTAATTAGATTTATGTTCTATGCTGAACCGGGACATAGGGACTTAGCAATATTAAAATCAGGAATAGATGATATTTACAAACATCCATATTATGTAGGTATAGAAGAAATAACAGAAGAAGATGCTAGAACCTTTGATGTTAAACGTGGATGGTTAATCTCTTTTGTATTTAGTTTTGATATAAAAGAATATAAAATGGCTGAGTGGATATCACAAGGTTTAGATGAATTGCGTGTTAAACACGATTTAATAGAAGTTAGGGAGATAGTTAGTAATGTATAATGATGACCAATTGGTAGGAATTTTAATCTCTATTGCCAAGCCTGAGATTCATGTATCAAGGGCAGATAATACTAACATAGGTTATAGAGTTAGAGTTAGAGTTAACATGAGAGGGTCTGAGTCCTTTCTATTAGGTGTCAATAGAACACTAGAACAGAAAGGTATTGACTCGAAGTATAAATCTGAGGAACACAAAAGCAGACCAAGACCGATATTGACTATTGGTGGTATTGTAAATATATGGAAACTGATTCAATTGGTTCCAGAAACACTACCGGATGCAAAGGATTGTTGGGGAGAACTTAGAGAGATAATTAAAATAATAGATAGTGGAGAACATCATACTCTAGAAGGACTGGATAAGATACTTAGGTTGAAGGGAGAGATATGATGAATCATCCAGATGAAGAAGACATAGCCATTTTAGAAACTGTAACATATGAAACATTGAGAAAAGGATGCAAAGAATGTGGCTTTCGCCATGTTGTATTTCAGACTTGTATTAGTGTTGAGAAAGATGTAAAGGTTTTCTTCATGAATATAGAGTGTCCTATGTGTAAAAATGATTATACTGAAATAATGCATATGAAGGAGATAGAATGATAATAGGAATAAACAAAGAAAGACCAATAATAATAGTAGGCAAAGAAGGTACAGACAAGAAGAAACAAGCACTTGCGTTATTTGATGACCCAATTGTAAAGTACGCTAACGAATATGATGTGATAGACAATTACAGTATTCCTCTTGATAGAGGTATTGTAATATTGGAGGCTAACTTCAAACCTAACACAGACTTGATTGTAGATACACTATTGAAATATCGAGGTAAGGTTGTTCTAACATCGGCAAACCAAAAGGACGTACCTAAGAAAATATTCTCTCTTTGTAAATTGAAGAGAGCAGGTAAATCTAAATTACAGACAAGAATAAAAATGATTGCTCCTAATTCAGATGAACCTGAAGATTACTTCAAAAATGTGTTTGAGATTACTCATGATTTCTTGAAGAATCAAGACCGTGAAGATGTAGCACTAAAACTGAAATTGAATAAACCACCAGATGTTCAGATTTTATCATGGTTAGTCGCCAACATACATCCGAATAAGTTAGCCTACATTGATGCGAAAGTGAAGAGAAGATGGTCACAAGACTACTTTTACGAATTGTTGGCGTACTCTCATAATGGAAAACTTGCTCGTAGTGCAACCATTCCATCAAAGAGAGCCTATGATAAGGATGCTCAGATATGCAGAAAGATTGGCTTGAAAAGCCATGAGAAGTATATTCTAGAGCAGTTGAAACAAGACCCTGAGTTTGTAAAGTACATGAAAGGAAAACTAAACAATGTGCAAAAGCGTAGGGCAAAGATACCAGATAAGGTATCTAAAATTAAGAAGAAAGATAAACAAATTGGATTAGATAATTGGATGTGAATAATTATGTTATGGACAGAAAAGTATAGACCGCAGACACTAGAAGAAATCTTAGGACAAGATAAGTTTGTTAGTGATGCGAAACATTGGAAAGAAGGAATGCCTAATCTTCTTCTCTACGGAGAAGCAGGTGTAGGTAAAACTGCGGCAGCAGGTGTAATAGCAAACTTTGTTTTGGGTGAAGATAAAGAATCAAATTTCTTTGAAATCAATGCGTCTGATGATAGACGACTTGAAGTAGTTAGAACTACAATCAAAGAGATTTCTTCAGCCATGAAGATAGGCAATGTACCGCACAAAGTAATCTTATTAGACGAAATGGACGGTATGACTCCTGATGCTCAGAATGCATTGAAGAGGCTTATGGAACGTTATAGTTCCAATGTTCGTTTCATCATAACGTGTAACCATAGACACAAGATAATCTATCCTTTGCAGTCGAGATGTGCAAACTATGGTTTTACACGGCTCTCGGATGAAGAGATTAAGACGGCATTAGATAGAATACTTGATTTTCAGGGGATTTCTCATATAGAATCTTCCCAGTTGGAAGAGTTTATAGGCACTCTCAATGGTGATTTAAGACGAGGGATTACCGAATTACAGGCTTCTGTTTCGAGCAATACCCCGTTATCAATGCAAATAGAAAGAATGCAACAACCTTACAATGAATTGTTAGAACACATTCTAAATGACCAATACGAATTAGCCCTCAAACAAATGCACAATATGATACATATGTCGGTAGACATGAAAACGATTTGTATAGGAATGCATGATGTTGTAGTTAAGAAAAGTCTGCCAACGCCTAAGAAGTTCAAGTATCTAAGAGTGATAGGTGAAAGTGAATGGAGAAGCACAAACATGACTCCTAAAGTTTTGGCAGCATGGATGATAGGACAGTTGATTTAGATGAAGATATTTGATTTAAACAATGATGGGGTAATAGACAGGCATGATGTAAAGAAAGCAATCATGCGATATGAGTGGATTGTTGTTACAGGATTACTCCTAACAATAGTCCCAATGTTAAACGTGTTAGGTTATACTAACATAGATTCAGATTTCTTTTGGGCGTTAGCAGGTTTATGTTTAACGGTTGAAGGAATCATAGAACTTTACTATGAACAAAAGTATTGGGATAAAATGAATGAACAATTAGCAACGGAGGAAGAGAGATGAACTTTGATGAGTATCAAAAAGAAGCGAAGACATTCGCAATATACCCAATAGATATGAACATCATTTATCCATCTTTAGGGCTTTGTGGGGAAAGTGGTGAAGTTGCTGAGAAAGTTAAAAAATGGATTCGTGATGACGGATTCATAAAGACAATGATGGCTAACCAACCGAGGATGGCTCCAAGAACGTATGAGATAGAAAAAGAATTAGGGGATGTTCTTTGGTATCTAGCGAACTTGGCTACTGATTTGGGCCTAAGTCTAGGAGCAATAGCACAATTGAATCTAGATAAGTTGGAAGATAGAAAGAAAAGAGATGTGATTAAAGGAGAAGGTGATGATAGATGAAGATAAGAATACCGAAAGAAATGTATGACAAAATAAGTAATTGGGCTTTGGAGAATGATATGACATTCGATGAGGCTATTTTGCTTTGTTTTAAGATAGGAGAGGCAGTTGAAGCAACTGATTATAGGGGAGCAATGCAACCTGCATGGTCGCCTCAATATGAGCCTCCAAAAGAGGATGGAGAGTTATGAGAGTAACATTGACATTAGAGAATAGTAGACAGACAACTCTTGAAGAGTTTGGATTTGTATTTGAGTGATTTGATGAAATGGTCTGAATACTTTAGGTTAAAGAAAGAATATAAAAAGAAAAGAAAATATTGGAAGTGAAAATATGGAAGATAAAGTAAATATGGAAATAGCCAAGGCTGCTGAAGTCTTGGGAATAGAGGTTTCTGAAACAGAAACAAAGTATATGGAGATTTGTGAAACAAACAATCTCAACCCCATTGAAGATTGGGCTTTGGCTCTATCTTTGTTTAGACAATGGTTTAGTGGAGCATACGCTTACAAAGATGCACCACCACAAGAATCTAGTGGTAATTCACTAGTAAAGAAAGCATCAGGATATTTCATATCTTTAGATGCTCCTAGAGATATGGCTAAGATGCAGAATGAGAGAATTAAGAATGAATATCTCCGTGATGCAGATACCACTTATTCTCTTGGTAAAGTAGCCGTTGTTCTTGAGCAAGACGGTGGCTATGAGATTAGTAGAATGCATAAGGGCGAAGAACAGATTAAGACTGTATCAGACCTACCAAACAATCATCATGAGATAGAAGTAGGTAAGTGGATTGTTCCACTAGACAGTATGCAACAGTATTCAAGTGGCCCTAATTCAAACTATGGTAGACCATTACCTGCTGAACAGTTTAGACTAGCAGGTGTGTTTATTGGTACTGTTGATGGTAATGAGGGTGTTTATTACTTCTCCTACAAAGGAGATGGTTGTAAGACTTTCAATCCACAGACGTTCCATTATGTGCATTTTGACTGTATTCCTGATAGTAATAATACTGACAGGGTTTATGGTTTTAAGATGGGAACAATGGAAAGCCTAGTGTATAATGCAGATTTATCTGATGATGACCCACGAAAGACTGCAAGCCCATCTGTATCTGATTTACAGAATCACATGATGGAAAATGCAATGTCACACTATTGTAGTCTATCAGATATAGCAAGGCATCATTCAGAATCAGAAGGCAAGCCGTATGCTCAAAGGTTTGTTATTACTGATGGTTCTGTATCTAGTGTTAACATGACACCAAACAGTATTGGAACAAGAAGGATAACTGTAAGCGATTTGAATTCTGACTTCGATTATGATGGTGGTTCATGGGCGGGAACAACTTGTTGGATTCCCGCTAACATTGATATTGACTTTGGTATTGGTTCAACATTGGTTCTTGTTGGTAGAACATCACAAGGCAAGAATCAAGATGGTGGGCCGGGTGATATTACACTAAACGTTAGCGGTGTTCTTTGCACCGAGAATCGTGGTGTTGTAGCAGAACCCTATGAGTCAACAGAAGAAGATATTGATTGGTTCTAAGACCAACATTCCTAGCGGTAGTAGTGTCCGTCAAAGGGGTGCAAAGCCCCTACAAAGGTGATTTAAATGAAAAGCATGTTTAAAATAGAAAACGGAATAATACATGGTAGCAGTTATGCTACTTTGTTGAGAACTGTCGAGTTTATTACTTGGCGACTCAATGAGGATTCTGGTGAGTATTGGATGAAGTTCCATGTACCATCAGGTAAAGAAATAAGAATTAAGGTCAATGAAGAAGACCTACGCAGTATATTGAATGATTGGGCGGAATATGAATTAAAATTAGAATTAGGTGACGAAGATGAGTTGGACTACTGAGAATAAAGGAGATGCAGTTAAAGCAGAAAAGATTGCTCACGCAGAAGAAATTGACTTTGGTAAGGAGCAAGAAGAATGGAACAAGCAATATGCTAAGAAGTTCCTAAAGAAGAAAGATAAAAGAGCCAGACTAGTATTAGGTATATGGGGTAAGCCTAAGACTGGTAAAACTGGTTTATCACTTGACTTCCCAGACAAGACAATATATGTTCTTGATTGGGATAGAGGTGTTGAATCCACATGGAGAGAACACCACGATTCTACTGATAGGATTCAAATCCATTGTCCTATCAATAGAGATAAGAGAAATGTTATTGACATAAACAAGTCTGAGAAAGAGTCTTTGATGTTCATTAACATGGTTAGGCAAAGAATACAAGAGGGAGAAAACCCTGTGTTTGTATTTGATGGCGTTGATACTTACTTCAACTCCTGTCTGCTAAAGGTCAATAATGACCCGACCAAAGTAACGAAGGTTATGCCTTGGCAGTACGGTGAAAGAAACAAGACTTTCAACTTCATGATGGAAGCAGTTTATTCTCTTAATTGTGATGTGATATATATTACTCACGAAAAGGAACAGTACATTGACAATACTGTTGTAGGTTTTGTCCCTTCATGGCAAGATTGGGGTGGCAAACTAGAACAGGAAATTAGATGTTATAGTAGAGAAGACAAAGGGGAATTAAAGTATTTTGCTAAACTAATTGGTAGTAGAACCAAAGGTAATCTTGTTGGTACTACATGGACGACTAGGGATGGAAAACCACCTAATGTAGTTTGGCATGGTATTACTGAACTACGAGATGGTGCAATATGAATGTAAAATTTACAGTAAATAAGAAAGAGTTTGAGTCGGCATTAAATGCCGTCACATTGAAAGGTAAGTACAAGAGTTCACACTCTTCTAAAACCGCAGTCATTAGTAATGATGTAGCCGGAGCGATAAGCGATGATGGCACTTCATTGACTTTGACAAATGCTAGTGATACAATGGCTGCAATGTGTAGCGTTGCTATTACTGACATACAAAGAAGTGGTAGTCTGTCAATGTTTATTTTTGAAGTAGAGAGAGTACAGAAGTATCTGAAGACTTTCAAGTATGATGATATGCATGTTACGATTACTGCTTCTAATGTTATTCTAAAGACAGAATCACAAAGAGCGCAGATACCGTTGCTAGTAGAGCATTCGGGTATTACTGCTATCAGTAAGATTGTTGCTATGGAAATCAATCATGCAAGTGATGAGTTTCCTACGTTTGGTAGAACCACGTTTGAAACAAAGATAGCAGTAGAAGGTAGTGTTCTAGCAGATGCTATCAAAAACTGTGCGATTGTAGGTACTGCAACTTACAGGTTGAATGTTGGTGACGGAGAGTTTAGTTTGTCTTCTGTCAACTTTCATCAAACTGAGAATTACAAGGTTACAATACCTGTGATTTCTTGTGAAGGTGAAGACTCAACACTAGAGTTTTCAGCACCACTAGACAAGTTTTGTTCTGGTGTAATGTACCTTTACTTGAAAGACGATGCTCCAATACTACTATGTGGAGCAGATAGAAAGTTAATAGTAGCACCCTATATTAGAGGATGATATAATGATAATTACTGCAATAGATAATGCGAATAAATTTGTTCTTAGATGGAGAGATGAGAACAATAAAAGATTAGAATCGGAAGTAGGCTATGCAGACTTCAATCCATATTTTTACATCTTAGCAAATGAAACAGAACGCTCCGGTGTTAATATCACCGAGTATGTAAACGGTAGAAAGGATTCGTTTAGAATCAATCTTAATTATACTGTTGATGGTTCTGTATCTCTTGATGGTAGGGCTTTGAAGAAAGTGACATGGACTCCACCAAGACCCGGATATACTAGAGAACTTCGTAAGCAATGGTCTGAAACTTTTGAGGCAGACGTACCCTTTCATTATCGGTACGCCATAGATTGTTTAACAAACCTACCAGAATATAAACTAAGAAAGTTCTATTGGGATTTAGAGTGGCAACAACGTGGCCCCCATGATGGTGCTATTACTTGTATTTCATACTATGATAATTATTCAAAAGAGTCTAAGGTATATTGGTGGCAACCTGATTCTATTAATAGAAAAGTGAAAGGACACTCAAAGCCTTTTGATTCTGAAAGAAAGATGTTGTCTGCCTTTGTTGATGATATAATTGACAAAGACCCTGATATGTTGATTGCTTGGTTCGGTTCAAAGTTCGACCTGCCTAAGTTAATAGAAAGACTACAAGAGAATGGTATTGACCCAAGAGCAATATCTCCTTGTCATGATGTGAAAGGAGTGTATTATTCTGATGGTGTTAAACTGAGTAAATCAGTTAAGAACTATACTCCTATCGAGCAACCAGTTAGAGGTAGGCTTATTCTAAATCTTGACTTGGCGTTTGAAAGACAATGGAATGATGCACAACGAGGAACACTACCTTCTTTAGCATTGGACTATGTATCTGAGAATGTTCTTGGTGAAAAGAAACTAGTTAGTGAAAGGTTCCCAGATAAGAACCAATTCTTTTCTAGGGGATGGTTAGAAGATACTCAAAACTATCTTGACTATGCAAAGAAAGATGTTGATTTGATTGTAAGAATAGATGAAGAAAACTATACTTCTGAGGCTATACTTTCTCTTCAACGTTTGATTGTTGCTCCTTTTGATGCTTGCTTCTATGCATCAAATATGGGTGGTATTTACTTCATGCGTAATGCTACTTGGAAAGCACCGACAGGAGATAAAGAAGGTGAAAGGATTGAATATGAAGGGGCTATGATTTACAATCCAGAATCAGAAGGAACAAACGGACTACACTTAGGAGTGGCTGCATTTGATTTTGCAGGTCTATATCCTTCTATGATGATAGCAAGAAATATATCTTGGGAAACTAAGTCTACTGAACCAACTGAGTTTGGTGTTAATGTTTTGATACCAAGAGATTTCAGTCCTGTTAAGTTTGAGGATTGGAAGTATTATAGAACAGATGAATTAGGTCTTCTGCCAAAAGCAGTATTAGACTTGAAGAAACTAAGAACAGAATATAAGAAGAGAATGTATATGGCAAAAGAACCTTCTGAATATGCTAAGTGGAATAACAACCAGTTAGCAGTTAAGAGATTGATGGCCTCCTTTTATGGAGTGGTTGGCTATCAAGGATTTGGTTGGGCTGATGTTGATTTGGCTGCTAGTATAACTGCTAGTGCTAGAGAAGCAATTAGAGAGGCTGCGTTTAAGGTGATGGAATTATGAATAGAGAAGATAAAATATTCTATGGTAGAATGTCATTCTACATTACTGGTACTATTGCCTTTGTGGTTAACTCCATCAATGTAGGATGGTGTCAGATATGAAAAATAGAAGGGCATGTAGATGGTGCGGTGCTATACATCCTTTTGGTTTAGATAGAAGATATAAGTGTGGTGAATGTAAATGAAGGTGGTGTACGGACATACTGATTCTATCTATGTTCAAATGCCTATGGAGCAAGCAGAAGCAACTCTTCAATTATTAAATAACCATGTTAGGCAGAAGTTTCCTAATCTGTTAGAATTAGATGAACATCCTGTAACATTAGAGTTTGAGAAATACTATCAATCTCTAGGTGTGGGTATGACTAAGAATAGAAATGCAGGTTTGATATCTTGGAAGGATGGTAAATACTTAGAGGAGCCAGAATTTGTAATGACTGGTTTTACTGCTAAGAGATTATCAATTACCAAACTAGCAAAGGAAACTCAAATGAGTATTCTAAAGATGTGGGTTGGTCAATTCACCGAGGCAGAAATAACAGGGATGCTAAAGAAAGCATACTATGCAGTTCTCGAAGGTAAAGTTCCAGTGGAGTACCTTATTAACAGAAGTAGATTTAGACCGGAAAGATTGACTTACAAATGTAAAAACTGTAAAAAACAATTATCAATACAAGATTGTCTTAATGCCCACAAAGAGGCACAAAGAGATAGTCATGATTCTTGTTGCCCTAAATGTGGTCAGCCTCTTGAGGTAGTGACACAAGAGGGTAGAAGACCTAGTATTGGTTCTGGCATTGAGGGTGTTATTTGGAATCACCAAAATGAAGAAAACAA